AGTTGATGTGCCGCGCAGCGTTACATTTAAATCCGTTACAACGTCTTTTTGAGCAATCAATGATGTTGCGGCAGTAAATGCCTCTTGCCCAAACAAGTCCATTAACTCAGTGTTATTAAGGCTCCGAGAGGCAAGCTCTTGTAATGACTTATCAAGTCCGACAATTGAAGGCTGTAGGGTTTGATCTGCGGTTGATTCTAATCGCAGCAGTACCTGCCTAAGAGCCGTTCCCGCGTCTGCACCTTCCCTGCCTGATGCCGCCAAAGCCTGAATGCCTGCAACGGTCTCTTCAAAATCCAATCCAAGCGAGTTCGCAGCAGAGCCTGCATTTCGCATGGCCTCAGTAACAGAGCCAACTTCCGCAGTGCCGAGCTGTGCAGATGCAGCAAGTACGTTAATGACTCTGCTGGCATCTGACGCTGGAAGCTGGAATTGATTTAAAGCCGATCCTAAGGCTGATGCGGCAGCAGGCAAACTTTCTCCTGTTGCCTCGGCAAGTGCTACCGCCTCTTTAGTGACAGCGGCTAATGACTGGGCAGATGTCAACAGGTCTGGTTTTGCGGATGCAATAAGTTTAAATGCCGTTGCCGCTTCAGATGCAGACAGGGATGTTGTCCTGCCGATTAATGCGGCTTGCTGCGAATAATACTCTAGGTCTTTGCCAGTTGCGCCAGTGATAGCAGAAAGGTCTGCAATAGCTTGCTGGAAGTTTGCTGTCGTGCGAATAGCTGATGTTGCTGCACCTACCGCGCCATAAGCAACAGCAAGTGCTGCGATCTGTTTGCCAAGTGCTACGGCGCTAGTTTGCGTTTTATCAAGCGACTTTTCTGTGTTTTTACCAGACTCAGCCAATCCGTCTAAAGATTTGCTGCCCCTGTCAACTTCAGAGCTATCAACCTTAATTCGTAACGTAACGTCAGTCACTTGATGCCTCCATATAAACAGCGTCAATCTGTTTCAGAGCAATGCGCTCCCATAGCTCCAATTCTACAGCATAAAACCAGCAAAAATCCTGTACATCTTGTGCTGTGATTGGTCGCCGTGACTTCCTGTCAATGCCTTGACGAATTAAGCAATAGTAGCCCCAAAGGTAGCCAGTCATGTCAGGCTCTGGCACTGCTTCTGCTAACTCGTCAGGCGTTTCTCCGGTTTGTCGCCGCAGGCTTTCTAAATGCACCCGCAGCGATTGCCCGTCATCTTGTGGCGTTGATAGATCAATTTCGGATTTAGCGTAGCTTGCAAGCCCTTGGATCAGGCCTTCATAAAATTTGCGTTGCTGTGTATTGCCGAATCAATCTGCTCTTTAACCCACGGTAGCGACTTTGATGTATATAAATCAATCGCTGCATCCACACTGTACGGATGATCCGCGCCGTGAAAGTTAATCGTTGGCTTGTCATCAGTGCGCCAGCTAATCGTGCAAAGTGACAGCAGCCGCACACCTTTCTCAGTAGCCTCGACCAAAGGCTCAACCTTTTTCTTTTTAGCTGCTGCGCCTTTAATAGCCTGAGATGATATTTCTCTGACTGCTGACTGGTAGGTTTCTGAATAGCGTCCAACAACGGTAACAAAAATGCCCAGTTCATCGCTTGTCACAGGATGACGTAATTCGATTTCAACGCCCTCATTAGATCGAGTGCCTACATCAAATTCGTCAAGTGACAAAAGTTTTTTGCTCATTGGTATATCCTCGCGGGTTGGTTTAATGCCCTTACCGCCCCACCGCTAGTCCGCGAGGACTAGTTGGCAGGGCGGCAGGTACTCGGTTAAGCAGCAGCACTGTCTTGGATTGTGATGGTAGTTTCGTCAAAAGCCAGAGCAGCACCGCCGTCTACATTTAGACGCGCACTAAATGGATAAGTACGCATAATTGCATCGCCATCGTCTGGTGAGTCACCAGTGATTCGGATTTTGGGGATTGAGAAGCCCATAAAGTCAGCAGCGTCAGTCTCATCAGCAGCAGCGGCAACGATCAAGCTGATTTCAGTCTCTGCATCGTACAAAGCCGACAGGGTCTGATCTCGCAGCATTGCCATAAACTGGCCAGTGACTACGATCTGATTACGGAACACATCACCAGACTCGTTGCTACCGATTTCTGCGCCTGTTGGTGCTGCACCATTGGCAATTTGTATATTCACAGCAGTCACAGGTATTGCAGTGCCGTTGATGAATATACGACCGTTAATTGATGCAATGATGCCGGTCTGCGTTTCAGCAGTTGGGCTAGTCATTACCTGTGAGCCAGACAATGCTCTTTTCAGGCCAGCCAGTGTTGCTGACATTGTTGCGTTGCCGCTTGCAGGCAGATCAAAGGTTAAGCCCGAAACGATCATGTCGCTAAACAGATCAGAGTCGGTCAGGTCTGAGTAATATTCCTCGACCTGCAAATAGTCCTTTGTGTGACCAGTCAATGGCGGTTTTGCTTTCTTGCCTGGCAGTGTGAAGGTAACAGAGTCGCCTGCTGTTGCACTGACAATCGCATCGCCGTTCAGGAACACACCAGTCATCACGGTTGCAGTCAATCCAGTAATCAGGAAGTTCTTGGCATTGTTTGCTGCGGCAGTTGATGTAAAGCCTGTCCATCTACCCACATCACCGATCTTTAAACCGGCAGTCAGAAAGCCACCAGAGGCATCAGTAAACGTACCAGCAGAAGCAGGAGTCACATCTGTACCAGCAGCATAAGGAGTTGTGGCCGCGAATGCTGATTCAAGCATTGCTTCAACAAGTATCTGGTAGGTTGATGATGAAAGCTCGCCAGTGATAGTGCCTGATGCTGATTTTAGGCCATAGTTTTGACCGCTTGACTGGTGGTCAGAACGAATTTCGTTGCTGCCGTACATGTCACGGGTTGCGTTGAATATACTGGACGTTCTTCGCAGAACCTGACCAGTTGCAGAGCCAGGTACGCCAAGCCCTGTTTGTTTGCGGATGGTGGTGCGTTTAGCAATCTTCTGAGCAATGGCCATGATGGCTTACCTCACGTTGGAATAAATGATCTGAATCTGATTTTCACCAGCACAGTATAACGGTTCTCTTCGATGCCGGTTGTTTCTATCTCCGGCGTTTCGGTGATGTTTACAGTGACCCCGCCACTGCTAACGGTTGACGCTCTTTCAAAGTTCGTGCGTATAAGCTCTGCTCTGGTCATCGCCGCTGACGATCCTGTGTTCATTGGGTACATCAACTTGACCTGCATGTAGCCCAATTCCTGATGTGACCTGCCTATCTCTGCGTTGTCAGGTCTAGCAAATAACACATGGCATTCTTGATACGGCACAGTCGCAGCAGGCGGTTTAAATGGCGCATTTTCAAACGCCGTAGCCAGTGCTGGCGTTATACCGTTTAATCTAGCCTCCAGTGCTGCGCGAATAAATACTGTACTCATGCCTGTGCTACCGCCTTTGTGAATATTTCTGGTAACTCAAGTTCTATTCTGCCGACAATGCCTTGTGGTGCTTGCCTTGACCAGCCGTTTTCAATTCTCTGAGCATAAGGCACGTTATTGGCAATGTAATGCACACCAGCCCTGCCATGTGATGCGCTTATTATAGCAGTAAGCGTCTTTTGCCCTGATGGATCAATGTCATCAATAAAACCAGTCGGTGGCGAGTTAAACCCATAAACCCAGTTTCTTCTAAACTGGCCGCCAGCATAGCCTGGTGGTGGCGGGTTAATCCAATAAGACGGGTCACCAACTGGCGAATTAAAAATAGCCCTGTTAGCCACCTCAACAACTACTCGGCGCACAACCTTTTCCATTGTCTTAGGCATTGTGTCTTTGCACCACTTGGACATATCAGAAGCAAAGCTCACGACAGCCTCACATGCAATTCAAACAGCACATCTACGCCTGACGGGTTGGTTGGCTTAATCGAAACAACCGTATATTGCTCACCCTGAATTGTGTAGATGTCAGTCAGTGCCACTGCTGCTGTGGCATCGAGCAATAGTTTCCTGTCATTGATTTCTACAAGATTGCCGCGAACATACTGCTCTGACGTTTTGCCGTAATTGAGCAAAGCACCTTTTCTGGTGCTGGTTGATGTTGTCGTTGTTGCAGTACCCGTTGCAGGATCATACGCGCCGACAGTGACAGTGGTTCGCGTAACTGACTGACCTGCCTGCGCCAGTAGGCTAGTCGATACTGCTTGCAGCGCAACATAATCAAAGCTCATTTTCTGACTACCTGATTTCTGATGTTACCAAGCAACGGAGCCAGCCGCCCATCTACAGCAGGGAATCTGCGACCCTGAAAGCTATACTGATCATATTCGACTTCAAGCACATCAACCTTCTGACGCTTCACAACCTGACCCTGTTCACCGTACAGCACACCAGTAAGCGTTGCGTAGGCAAGTTCAGCCTGTGCTGCTTTGACTTCTTCTGGCACTTCGTTCGATGGGTAATAGAGAAAGCCACCGATCACTTGTGCGCCGTTGCGGGTGATAAACTGGTAGTCAGCATATTCTACCCAGTTTCTCGGCCAGTCGAGTGCTTGCGTAGTCGTAACCCGTTCGCCTTTAAACCTCATGCGATACTTTTCAACTAAATATTCAGCAGACTTCACCATTGCTGCTTTTTTCTCACCTATGCTCAAATTACCCCAGACCTGATTGCCGCGCCTGGCATGGTAATCATTTGCATAGTTGATTGTTGCATAGCTAACAGCATCAGCCTTTGCAGTGCCATCTTCAACAATAAACCAGTCATCAGGTATTGTTACAGTCTCGGCACTAACAGCAGGAAGTGAGTCGCCGCTGTTGTTTGTAGCAATAACTCTAACTTGTAATTTGTAGCCTGTGTCGTTAGCAGTAACTTGATATTGATTGTTTATTGCGCCTGCAATATCAACGATGCTGTCGTTGACCCGCTGCCACTGAAAAGCATAACTTGTCGGCGTTGGCGACCAAGTGCCGGTAGTTGCTGTCAGTGTATAACCGACCTCAACTGTGCCGCTAATTACTGGTAAAACGCTGTTGACAGGAACGGCCATCAGATCACCTCAATAGACCCATGCTTGATTTGCAAGCGATAGTCTGCAAGCCTGCCAGTGAATGTATCGCCAACTTCTTTGCCGTCAACTGGCCTGACAACCACCATCACAACTTGATCACCTGATGGCTGCTCTACCTGTTCAACAACTTCTGCTGCTTTACGCTTTGTCGGTTTTTTCATCAGGCACAATCTCCAGTGATTTATGCTTTATCTGCCGCC